CTGATGATATTGCAGCACCATTTGCATCTCGAGAAGAAACTATGACTAATATGGTAAAAGATGAATTAATGAAAACTGATAATCCGTTTTCTGATTTAGTTAAGACAACTGAAAAAGGACCTAAAAGTCTTAAAGAACGAGAAGCAGAAGTATTAGCTGGTATGGAAAAAAATAACAAAGAAGCTGTTCAAAGAATAAAAAATAGAAAATTAATTTCAGAAGCAATCGATAATATGTCACCAACATTTGTAAAAGGAGATAGAAAATATAATGCACAAATGGTTGCAGAGGATTTAGCAGAAAAAAAATTTAATAAAGACTTTTATGATTTAGATCAAAAACAACAGATGGATCTTTACGGTGAAGCACTTGACGGATTAGACGACTCAGATAAATTTGCACAAGGTGGACGTGCAGGGTTTAAAGGAGGTTCAGGTAAAGGAATTATGGAATTTTTTCAAAACATGATTAAACCAAGAAAGCCTAAAGTGTTTGATGAAAAAAGATTTAGAGAAGGTCCGATTAGTTTAGAGTTTTTAGAAAATTTACAAAAGAAAGATCTTGAAAAATTTATTAGAACTAGAGACACGAGTGGTCGTGGTGGTTATGGCATGTACAAAGACTTTGCAGATATGCCTGCAGGACTAAGAGCAGCAGAATTAATCAAAACAATTAAAGGACCACGTAATCAAATAAATTACAAAGCAGCAGAATTATTTTTAGGTAAAAAATTAAAAGGTAATGAAAGCGCTGATGAACTTATTCAAATGTTAAACAGACAAGAAATGCGAGCAGATGGTGGACGTATCGGTTACAAAGATGGACCAGATATGGGTCGAAGAAATTTTTTAAAAATAATGGGTGGCCTTGCAGCAATACCTATTGTTGGTAAATTTTTTAAATTAGCAAAAGCAGGAAAGACTGTAAATAAAGTTCCAATAATTAAAACAGGAGATGTACCTGGTAAACCAGAATGGTTTGATGCTTTGGTTAACAAAGTTATTCTTGAAGGTGATGATGTCACTAAAAAATTTGCAACTAAAGAACGAGAAATTGTTCACATGAAAAAAATAGATGACGAGACGAGTGTCATGGTAACACAAGATCTAAATGATGGTTCTATTATGGTTGATGTGGATGATCCGATAAGAAATGTCATGGGAGAGGGAGCTGGTCTTGAAACAGATACAAAAGTTCAAATGATGTTTAAAAAAGGTCAGGCTGATGAAACTACAAAAGGCACACCTCCCGATGAGTTTTCATTTACAGAAAATGACATGAGAAATTATATGGATGGTCCTGATGATTATACAACAGAGTTTACAGAAAATACTGTAGACAAAATGAAAGATCTTACATCTGATCTAGGTAAGATCAAGAGTTATGCCACTGGTGAAGGACCCACAATGAAACAAATTGTAGAGTCTAAAAAAAGAAAAGACATGGTTAAATTTGCAGAAAAAAAGCCTGCAGAGTATGCAGCAGATCGTGGTCCAGATATTGATACAAAAGATTATGACTACGCATCAGGCGGCATCGCTAGAATGTTAGGGGAATAATGAACCCGTTAAAATACGCACAGATGATGAAGTATCTGACTCGGGCAAAGAAAACTAAGCCAGATCTTCCTGATGTCTTTCCTGCAAGCAAAGCACCTATCCCACCAAAAACACAAAACGTTGAAGAGATAGAAGCTATAAATAGATTTAGTAGAGATAATCCAAGAACAGAAAAAGCAGGTGGTGGACGTATACCTTTTAACAAAGGTGAAAGAGTTGATTTAGATTATATAAATTTAACTCGTATAGAAAATGCTAAAGAAAAGAATAAACCAATTAGTGATTCGCCTAAATTTAAATATGTTCCAGGTGAGAAAAATATAACTTACACAGAGTATCAAGATAAACAAACTGGAGAAAAATTTAAACGATATCATGTTCGTATAAGAAAAAATGTGAATAGTGTGCAAAAAACTCTTACGAAAGGAAAAGAGTTTCAAGAAATAACTTCGTTAGATAAAGCCAAAAAAATTAGAGATGATTTTAGAAAGGCAAACCCTAAAAATATTAAACCACGTGACCCTAAAAAAGATTATCTTTCTAAAGACATTAGAAGACAGTTTGAAAAAGATCTACAAGGTAGAATAATCGATTTTGGTGCACCAAAAGGATATACAGCGCATCATATGCTACCTCTTGCAGGGAAAGCAGATGTAACAGATAGCGACATAGCAATCATTAGTAATAAAATGAATTCAAATTTATCAGAATTTGACAAACCAATGAATGCATTGGTTAATGAGGCGTATGCTTTAGATTTTTCTAAAGAGGGTTCTTTAAAAAGAATGGACGAAATAAATAAAGAACTAGCTGACATTGTTAAAAAAGCTAAAAAAAAATTACCAAAAAAGTATGAGGGATTAATTGGTTTTAATAAAATTACACCAGTATTAGGAGAGTTTGATGCTAAAGGTAATCAAGTGTTTGATATAGAAAGAATTAGTTCAGATTATAAAAAATCTATAGGTCAAAAAAAAATAGGTATTCCACTTCGAGATATAAAAAGAAGTGAAATAAGAAAACTAGTTTCTGAAGCTCCAACATTTGGAGCTTTAGATGTGCCTTCAATGTTTAAAAGATTAAGTCCAGGTGCTAGAAAATTAATTAGTGGTGCTGGTGGTTTTATATTACCAGAGGTTTTATTTTATCAACTTGATAAAAGAAACAGAATGTCAAAAGGACAATCTGAAAAAGAGGCTGCAGCTGGGGCATTAGAAAGTGGAACACTAGGGGCTTATGAAAACAAAGCTTACATGGAAGAACTAAAAAAGGTGGCAGAATCTATGAACATAGATTCAAGTTCTTTTGACGCTGCTTATCAACTTAATCTTTTATCAAAAAGTTTTAATCAAAATAATGCTAACTATGAAAAAAATTACATGCAATTACTTGAAATAGGAGATGAAAAAAGAGCAGAAGATCTTAAGAAAAATTTTGATAGATATACAAAAGAAACACAAAATAAATATTCTTTATTAGCTAATAATATTTCAGATAATGTAATGAATACTGTTGGTGCTTCACCTCTTATAATGAAAGAGGGAAGAGAAAATATTACACAAGAACAATTTGAAAAACCTTTTTATAATATGCGAGATACTGCTTTAGAAAAATTAAAAAGAGAAAAACAAAAAGCTTTTGATACACAAAAAAGACAAGTAGACACTGCAGCTGGTAGCGTAGGAGAAAATTTTTACCAGACTTTTGATTCTTTAACACAGGGAGCTAAAAATATACTACAAGGTAGAGTAATACCATTTGCATCTAAAATAGGTCTTCCTCAATATGAGCCATTAGAATCAGATCGTGAAAGAGAAGCTAGATATTTAAAAGAAATGGATCCAAGAGAATTATTTTTGTATAACAAAGAAAGAGGTTTTACTTACGATAAACCAATAACATCAGCAGACATTGAAAACTTACAATATGAAAATCCTGGTTTATTTGCAGGTGGTGGTATAGCTAAATTAGCTGGTGTATCATCAGGTGTGGCACCAGAATCAGGACCTAATCCACAAGGGTTGCTATCCCTTAAAAACCGTGTTAGAAACTACTAGGAGTAATATATGGCAGAAATAGACAAAGGACTCCCGAACACTAGAAACAAACTTGAGATTCCTTCAGAAGAAGAAATACAAGAAGTTGCCGTTCAGGAACCAGTAGAAGAAAAAGGACCAATCGAAGTTATCCCAGAAGAAGACGGTGGTGTAACTTTAGACTACGAACCAGGTGCAGTAAATATCCCTGGAACAGAATCACACTTTGATAATTTAGCAGAACTTTTACCAGATGATGTTTTAGAACCAATCGGTAATGAGATGACTCAAAATTATATGGACTACAAAGCTTCAAGAAAAGAATGGGAGCAGTCTTATGTATCAGGATTAGATCTTTTAGGATTTAAATATGAAAACAGAACTGAACCTTTCCAAGGAGCTAGTGGTGCAACTCACCCAGTTCTTGCAGAAGCAGTTACACAGTTTCAAGCACAGGCTTACAAAGAATTATTACCAGCCGATGGACCCGTAAGAACACAAGTCATAGGTGTAAAAAATCCTGGAACAGAACAACAAGCAAATCGTGTTAAGGATTTTATGAATTATTTAATTATGGATCAAATGAAAGAATATGAAGCAGAGTTTGATTCTATGTTATTTCATTTACCATTAGCAGGTTCAACATTTAAAAAAGTTTACTATGATGTAAATATGGGACGAGCTGTATCTAAGTTTGTTCCAGCAGATGAATTAATCGTTCCGTATACAGCTACCTCATTAGATGATGCGGAAGCGATTATTCATAAAGTAAAAATTTCAGAAAACGAATTAAGAAAACAACAAGTTAATGGTTTCTACAGAGATGTAGAGTTAGGCCCGCCAGGTACAGATTCAAATGATGAACTTGCAAAAAAAGAACGTGAGCTAGATGGCACAAAGAAAACAGGTAAGAACGAACCAGTGTATACTTTGTTAGAGTGTCACGTTAATTTAGATTTAGAAGGTTTCGAAGAAGTCGGAGCAGATGGAGAACCGACTGGAATAAAATTACCTTACCTCGTAACTGTTGAAGAAGGTAATAGGAAAGTTTTGTCTATAAGACGAAACTATGCGCCCGATGATCTAAAGAAACGTAAGATCCAATATTTTGTCCACTTCAAGTTTCTGCCAGGACTAGGATTTTATGGCTTTGGACTCATTCACATGATTGGCGGATTGAGCAGAACTGCAACTTCTGCTCTCCGTCAATTACTAGATGCGGGTACACTATCTAACTTACCTGCAGGAT